TCCTCCGGGATTAACTGAAGTAGACCCTCGAACTGGGCAAGTCCCATATTTAAGTTATTTAACTCCTATTGATTTTATTATAGGCGACAATGTTGGCGGAGGGGCAGCTACATCATTGAATGTTAGAATGTATTTAGTTTCTGCTAAAGAGCAATACGGAACTGACGGAAAAACTTTTCAATTAGATTTTGTAGATGGTTCTCATATTTTAGACAGAGTTTTTGTAGGCTTGCTGCATAGGCACGATGGAAATAATAGACCAATAAATGTCTCAACTTTTGACTATGGTTTCGATGTGCCTATCTTATGTCCTCCTTGCGATCCGTTTAGCGACCCTCGTCCTACGCGAAAAGTAATATCACCTACAGACCCAGCGTACGGACGTTTAGTAACTCGCCGTTTAGACCAATCAAAGATGATACCTGTAGGAAATGTTTCGGAGGGAGGGTTTATAATTGTAGGAAAAGAGCAGTATTCAAAAAATGACTGCGATTTAAAAGACGTTGATTATAGCTTCACTGAATTACAGTATGCCGCCGCGCAAATAGGGATTATAATTGATATAAAAGACAGAAAAGAACAATATAGAGCTACCCATGTTGGCACTTTAAGGGAAGTTTTATCTTCTTGGTGTGCAGATTTTGGGGTAACGTGGGTTTATGATAGCTTAAATTCTTTTCCTCCAACCGTACATGAAGCAGGAAACAATAGTCCAGATTCTGTACTCATAGTTCAAAATATAAATAATATTGCGCGAAATATAAATCAAACTTCTTCTACCGCGCTAGTTGAATCTATAAATTATGAAGTTTCCATAAAAGATACGTACAAACAATATCCTGTCACGGCTTACAAAAAACCTTCGGCCCCCAAGTCATTAGAAAGAACTACTCACTATCGCACTTATCTGCAGCATATAGGACCTAAACAAATGTTCTCAAATAATCCTAACAATCTTGCTAATAAGGTGGATTATTTAGATGGACGAACTTATGAAGAATTTATTATCTCCTGTGTTTTCGCTAAGTATGCTCCAGAATTAAGAACTCTTTATCTTTTGCAAATTGGTTCCTATGCTCCTTTAGGTTTTACCCCCGCATACGTTGTTCCTGATGGATTAAAAAAACAAATTATTGATACATGCCTCAATACAGACAGCTATTTAGATTTTATAGATTACATAGCTGGAAAAGACGCTACTCTGCAAGATATTGCTGACGCAGATTTTGATATGTCTTTAGGTAGTTACGACAAAGATATGGAAGATAACTACTTAAACTGGGAAGCGTCTATTGCTGATTCTTTTGGAAAATATTTTATGACCTCAGTGCTAGGCCGAGATGTTACATTTTGCCCCAAAGGATTAAGACAAAAATATAAAAACACAACTTCTTTTGAGCCTGAAGCGAACTTTTATTATTCTGAATACGAACAACTAAACAAACAAAAAGTTTGCCAACCTGCACAACAAACTCTTTCTACCACAAGTAAGGATAAAATGGAAGCTGCGGCGATTGAGAAAAAGAAAAATACATTTACAAATGATTTACCCGGAGGCTTGCCTTTCAATAAATTGCTAAGAGGTCCATTAGGAGAAGATATATTCACGACAGCTCCTCCATACATAGTTAGGAATGGCTCTGGACCCAAACTTGATCACGCAAATTACGTCAGAATTTTTGAAAGAGGACAAGCGGCATTTAGCGTAACAGAAGCAGATTTCGAATGTCAATTAAACCACCCTGCCACAGGCGAAAGTTTAGTTGCTAAATACATGCCGCGCTATCAAGAAGTTGAAGGTTTAATAAAAACCAGACTTTTAGCTAGCTTCGCCAAAACTCCAGATAATATAAGAGAAACAATAGAAGGCGCTAACGGTACAAGTCCTTGTATCATGATAACGCCAAAAAAAGCTAGATTGAGAAAACTATTGTCTGTAAGCGGGTTAGTTTCAGGAGTCAACAACGAAAGAGAAGCCGAAAATACTATTTCACATAAGTTAACAAACGATACCCCCAAAGAGTCGGACTGTAGTAAGACTGCGGATTGTGAGCTTCAAGAAGATTTAGTGGTGGCAGCTTGTGATTGCACGAAGATAAATACCCCTCCTGCTGTAAAAGTTACCGGAACAATTTATGATTCAAGTCAAGAAAAGTTCGTCGAAGGCATTCTTTCTGCTAAATGTTTAGGATTTAGTTTTGAATTTAAGCCTGATTCTATTGAGCATACCGTTGCTAACCTTGACGGCACTTTTACAAAGGAATATGATATTTTCGAAAGCAGCTTAGACATAGCGTTGCCTTATGGAATGAGTAATTCCGATTATATTGTAGGTGAGTCAACTGATTACAATAATTTATACCAAGGTAATTACATAGAAGCTATAAGCACATCAGTTTGGTCTAATAAGATTCAAGAAATAATAAATGATTTTATTGATCCCATCACCCTTCGACCAAATACGCCGGGAAATGTAAGCTCTGTTAAAGTTACTCCGGTTGAAGCTACTCAACAATTTGACGCTATGTTTCCCACGAATAACGTAGGAGGAGCGGGCGGCGAAGTAATAAATGTAGCCCTGCCTCCATTAGTCGATCCTGCAACAGGAAAAGTTATTCCCGGCGGTGGTCAATCTGTTACTTTGCAGCAGTATCATGACTTTATAAAAGTATTAAATAACGTAGGAAATCATTTACCTAAAGTTACTCTCACGGTAAATTTGGGAAGCATGAATTTCGGTGAGTTAAATACTCCTCCTAATAACAAATTTTTAGATGTTACAAAAGGATTGCAATCTTTTAATGTGACAATAAATGAAAGTGGCTCTTCGGCTTCAATTACTTGGGGAAGTGGATTATTAAGAATGCCAAAACAAGATGTTATAATGACTCAAGTTCAACCACGAGCTAAATACAGCATGTTTGTAACTTAAAATGATATTAGACGGAGCCAATTTTAGAAAGATAAGCGAGCGTGATAATTATGCGTTCGACGCTTCTTTGTCTTTAAACAACTCTACAGGAGTGGGGTTGTTTGGTTTTTCAGGTAATGGACAAGAATTTAAATTTGATTTTCAAAGTGGTAAAGTAATTGATCCTGAAGGAAAGTATGTAGCGGCTTATACACCCGATCAACCCTTCACTCTCTCAGGAGAAGTAAACAAAGGTTTTTATAATTATTATATAAATGAAGAGCCAGTAAGGTTAAGCGGGCAAAAAACAGATTTTAAAGCTCAAAGATTTTTTACAAATACCACGGGCTGCAATATAGATTTAGGTGTGGTAATTACTGCAAGTGGGTTAGACGCAATCGCTATAACAGGATTACCGAATGAGTTTAGTATTGGCGACCTTATAACAGGGCAAGTAGTTAATAGCGGATCAGGCGCTTCTATAAATTTATTTACAGGTGAAGTTAGCGATCCAAATTTTACTGGAAACTTTTCGATTCACACTTTACCCACCGGACTTATCTCTGGTAGTGAAAATATTGTGCTTTCAGGAATATCGGGAGATAACGGCCTTCAATATGATTTAGATTTAAACTTTGATGCAAGTTTCGGAGAGGCCTTTACTTCAAATCAAATTTCGGGATTTGGATATTATAAATGGGAAGATTACAGATTAAATAAAATCGCGGTATCAGATTTTGAGACTATTCCTAGCGGAACAGGCATTATAACGGGAGGAATTTATAACGCTCAAAAAACGGGTCTTTATGAAGGAGTTTCAGTTAGCGGAAGCGGAGCTTACTTTATAGAAGGCTCTACTGCTCATGCCTCATTAGAGTATGTAAGCGGAACAACCGGAAACTTTTCCGGAATGATAACGGGAATTAATTTACTCACCGGAGGCAGCGGTTATGTAAATGATCCTGTTTTAAGAATAACTGGAGGAGGAGGAAGTGGGGCAGAAGTCAGCGGGCTGATGAGCGGCACTATAGCAACTGGATTTAAAATTTTAAACGCTGGTAATGGGTATACTTCTGTGCCGGATTTAGTTGCGGATAAAGCTATTGTGTCAGTGGGGGTTTTGGAGCAAGGAACCGGGTATTTAACTGCTCCACGAATAACTGCTGTTGGAGGTGGAGGCTCTGGAGCTACGTTTGAAGGAACGGTAAGCGATGGATTTTTAACAGACATATCCGTTATAGATCAAGGAAGTGGTTACACAGGTACTCCGGAAATAAGAATTGAGGCGAGTAATGTAAGCGGCGTTAACGTTCTTTCTTCTG